CAACTTGCGCAACCATACGGGCTACGTCGATAGACTTCTTGAGATTTTGCACTAAGAATTTCAGTTCTAGTGGAACGTGCTTGTACTCTGGGGCACAAGTGTTGATCTGAAGCAGGTGCTTAACATGCCCTACGCCGAAGTAACGAAGACAGCGAATTTCATCACTGTTTTGCGTTCCTGCGGACCCAGGTACTTGTTGACCTACTGCTGCGATTGCTGCGGCTTGTGCAGATTCCCAGCTCTTTTGCTTCTCTTCCGCAAGTTGGATGCGTTTTTCCAGCGCGGCATTTTTCTTTTCCATTTCTTCCAGGTTCATGGCCGGAAGCCTCCTTATGGTTGGTTAAACAAACGGAAGACACTAGTTGAGCTTTGCAGCTCGTTCCTCCAAAGATTTGAGCTTCGCTATTGCAGACGCAAGGCGCTTCTCTTTCTCTTCTTCGGCGGTATTCTTAGCGCTATCATTCTCATCGGGCCTTTCTTCGTCATCACTTGCGGGAGCTGCGCGTAGGTTCCCCTCAAGTAGGTTAAATAATTTTTGAAACTCGGAGATTAGTCCTCCAAGTAAAACATTGGTTTGCTTCGCTTGCAAGAGGTGCGGGTTTTCGTCCACATCCTTTGCCATGTCCATGGCTACCGTTTCGGTAGGCTCACCCTCTACCTGTGCTTGCTTCACAAGCTTAACATCGGTCCATTCGCCGGATTCTTTAAATGCTTCCACAGCTTCAAAGCATTTCTCAAAGACCATGGCTTTAACATCATCGGGAAGCTGGCACTTTTCACCGTCTTCGCCACACTGGGCAATTGCTGCTGCTACGGCTGCGTCTTGCTCCATACCATCGGCGATAAGTCCGGGTATCTTGCCATTGACGCAATCTTGAAAGTCCTTCAATGCTTTTTCATCATCGTCGGTCTTATCGTCGTCCGGGTTGTCGATGTTATCTACTAGATCCGGGTCGGACTCTTCTTCGTCTTCGTCGTTGGCCTTGTCATCGTCTTTGTCTTCACAAGGATTACCCAGGCGGTGCCACTCAGCATGAAGGGCTTCCATTACTTCCTTCTCGTCTGCACCATCCGCAATCTTTTCCAGGGCTTCTTTGAGTAGCTCCGAAGAACTTTTTTCGGTTGTCTCTTCTTCATCGTCCTTTGGAGCCAAGTCTTCAGCCTTTAGGCCAGTCTCGTCGGTAATCTTTTCAAGAACCTTTTCAGAGAACTCTACTTGACCAACAAACATACTTTTGACTTCGGACAGTTTTATCTTTAAGGCCCTAGATATATCGAGCATGAACTTCAAGCGATCTGCTGTAGTCATGCCATGCTCGGTGATAACTTCATGGACTCGAAGTGGTTGTTTGTTTTGGATAGACTTCAAGTAGGCAAGCTTTAGATCCGTGATGCCCGTCTTACTTTTGGCGTAGCTCTTGAGGGACTTCTCAGTTAATTGAAAAACACTGTCCTGGTTCATTGGAACGCCGACAACGGATACTTCAAATAGCTCTGCCTTGGTGATCTTGGCTATGGTGTCTCCACCCTCCATTTTCTCATCCACAATTTCCTTTGGCTCGAAGCCCACAGAAAAAGCTCGAAGCATCCCTTCGCTAATCAAGTCACGCACTAATTTAATATCAGGATGATCGGAACTAGAAATCTTTGCGCGAATCTTTAGGCCAGCATCGGTTGGCTGTACTGCTGTTGCAATACCAATTGGTATGCCTCCCATCTTGTCAAAGCCATGGTTCAACAAAATAACCGGATTCTTTTTGAAGTTGTCCAGCTCCCAGGCGTCTGTTGCTATGATCTCTCGGCCACGGTCAACAGTGTTCGCATTAGCCAAGCCTTCAATGTAGATCTCTGTTCCCTTAGCCTTGGTGCTAAAGTTTTCTGAGCACTCCACCTTCTTTAGATTCTGCTGAGAACGCTTAACTTTTAGTGCCTTCTTTTTCATAGTACAAGATCCTCATTAGGTGGAATTAGTACGAGCGTGCATCGGCAATTGATTACTTCAGCCGCTTCATTTGATTGGGTATCTCTAGGGTGTCTAAGCCCATTATCGAAAGTTTCATCTACCGCGATTACATCACCATCTAAACCTTCGTGCGAGTCTCTTACCCGATTGTCTCCCGCAGTAAGCCAGCCCTTCTTTAGTCCAGGTATAACTTCGGCTGCATTGGCAACGGCTGCGGCTTGCCCAATGGATACTGCTGTAAGTGTCTCGGTGCGAGCAATAGTTTCCGCACGCTTGAGAAGGTTGGCAACATCACCCAATGATGCGGCCACTCGGCTGATAGTCTTGCCGATTGGGTCATTGTCGGCCACGGACTTTTGAATCTCTCGCATGATACGCTCGGTATGAGTCTTGCTGATCTGAGCAAATGAATCGAGCCCCCTAGATGCTAGAGTTAAGCGCCTGCTTTCGGCATCCCTTGCGCGTAGTGCTTCAATTTCTGTTAGTGCTGGATTGTTAAATACTAACTCAAGTTGCTGATCGTAGCCAAGATCGACGCTACTGGAAAGTGTTCGGGTTGTTCCCACAATCCAATCTTCTTCAAACTGATCTTCGATAGCTCGCTTTAACCTGCGCTCTATTTCCCGATTGCTCGGTAGATCTGCCTTGCGTGATCCCACGGTTATTTTGTTACCGCGATCATCTAGCAAAGTCATCTTAGTTTCAGGCTCTTGGGAACTCTCTTCGAGAATGTCTAACGCGAGAGAAGTAATACCAGTCAGTAAATCAATTGTTCTATCGGCCATGAGGCTGATCTTGTTTGCTGCATCTTCGTCCAATTGCTTCACAACAGTCTTGCGCCACATATCAAAACGCCCAGTGTCAAACTTTGCTTTCGCTGGTAGCGCTAGTGTTTGGTCCTGGGCTTGTTGTTGTGGTGCTGGGGCTGCTGCGAATGGGGATTGGTTTTGGCTTACTAATACGAAGGGCTTAATTGCATCGTCTGCATCGTATTCGGGTTGGTCCCAAACTTGTACTCTAACTTCATTAACCGAGAGCCCCGCCGCAAGCATTGCTTTGGCTGTCTCGGCTTTCTTGAGCATGTCATCTTTAAGCGCCGGAACATCAGATAGGTCAAACTCAAAGAAATACTCTCCCCCAAGTTCCTTAGCAAAGAACTTGTTCATTGCCCCTTCGATGCGCTTGGCAATCGGTATTAGGGTAGACTCCCAGAAGTTTCTTAGAGCTATCTTGTGCTCTTCGCTCCCCAGGCTCCCGGCTTCCTGCAAAGACAATTCATGCTTGGGAACTTTAAGAAGGCCCATCATTGTTTCACGGTTGAGCCCGATCATTTCAATGAGCTTCTGATCTGCAAGGGTATGGGTTAGCGCTTCTGCCTTAACTCCTTTGGGGAGTATCAAGGTACGGCGCATGTTTCGTCTTCCGGTGTAGGCTGTTTCAAATGCGCGAAGCTGTCTGATCGCTACGTCTTCATTTACTTGACGATCCATTGACAAGGCTAGCCCAGGCAATGCTTGCTTCAAGTAGAAAGAATTTATGTAGTCGGTGCTATAGCGATTGAAGAGAGTGGACTTGCCACCGGGTACGAAAGGTGAAAGTCCCCAAAGAAGGCTGTTGGGGTTTGGTCTTCTAACATGAATAACGTCTTTTGCATCGAGAGCCATTAGCACTTGCTTCGCATTTGCAAAGCCGCTGTCATCGGAGCCACTGGTTAACTGGTACTTGTCCAGTTCCCGCTTCGCATTAAAAGTAATATTCACATTGTCTGCTGGTAGAGTTATCAGGTGGCCGTTTCTAGGGGCGTGCCAAATGATCTGATTGCCCATGAGAACGTCTTCGACAATCGTGTTATACATCCAAGCGGTATAATCCTGCCACGGGTTAGGTTGTTCGATTAGTTCATTGAGTGGATGCTCTGGGGCTGGCTCGCTCGACTCTTTACCATCCACCATCTTGCGGCGTTTAATTACTAGCGGCTGGCTGCTAAGTTTGTTGGCGCACAGATCGACAATAATGAAAACCCAATCTTCGGTGTAGAACAACGACTTTAGAATTTGGTTGTTCATTGCAGCAGGTATTTCTTCCTGCCACTTACCATCACCGCCACGCTCACCTGAGAAGTCTTCACCAAACCCCTTCGATGCCATATCATCGAGAGTCTTAGCCAGAATTACTTGGTCTTGCAAGCGGATCTGTTTAGCCATCTATAAGCTACCTAAGATTAAAGAGGTGTGTTGCTGGGTTGTCGTCGTCTTCTTCGATAATGTCATTGTACCATGATTGCACATTCTGTTTCTGCTTCTTCGGCAAGTCCTCAAGAAAATCAAGTTCAAAGCTGGCCCCGTAATCTTGTAGCCCATGTTGAGCCATCATTAGCATAGAAACAATATCATCATGTTGCCCACTTGGGGCAGTATACCTAAAGTTGCCCAGCTCGTTGGTAGTTACTTCATAACTCTCAAGCTCTTTGAGCATTTCCGGCCAATTAGGTAATCCCAATTCTTTCTTCTGAAAGGCTACCATAAGTTCATTCACCATGTGAGCTTTTGATTTAGCCGTGAACGTAATCCCCTCAAATGCAAAGGGCAGTTGTCCTAGCATGTCGTCTAAAGCTTCCCCTACTCCAGTCTTGTCATGGTAAATGATCCGCACATTCTTAAACTTTTTACCAAAATTATAAAGCTCTTTTAATTGCTGGACGTAGCCGATTCCTTGAAACCGTTGCAGCCCAACCATGCGGGGTATCCCAGGGGCATCACACTTGAAGGCCCCGAACACTGTGAAGTCTTCCTTCTTAGCCCAGTCAATCGAGATTAGTACTTCGTCTTTTTCACACTCGGGAGCCATCCAAAACTGCGCTGCGCCGTACAGGTCAAGGGACGGGCCTTGTATACAATCCTTGAAGCCAATGAAGACTTGCCCATCATCCACGAACTCAGCCAGGTAGTATTGGCGAAAGAGTCGATCCGGCATTGTCTCCTTGGCATCAATCACCACCTGCGGATCAATGAAAGGATTGTCGATTGTCCGGGCTGATATGTAGGCGTGAGTGGGAACCTTCCCCTTCTTCAATGCCCAGAGCATCTTCGCCTTGGCTTCCTGGGATTCTCTATAGAACCAGTTCTTACCAAAGGGAGTCGAGATAAACATTTCCGGCCCACGGGTCCGGGTGTGAGTAGTACGGTTGGAAGTCACCGCATCGAAGATAATCTTCGCCGCTTCGTCATAGATAGACCCACTGGTGCCTTCACCCTCTAGTGCGATTGGATTCTTTGCGTGCCAGTATTCAATGCGCGAATCAAGATAGGGCAGAAGGTGCCGCATCTTAGCTTCTTTAAACTCGCTATGTGGCGAAGGGGGGAGAATCTTGCGGAAGTAGTCAGCGCCAATCATGGCTTGAGAATACTGGGGAGCGATCCACCGCCAAACACCACCGCGCTTTTTTAACGCCGCCTTGGCCATGCAGGTAGACCCACTGATAGACTTACCAAACTTGGTGCCGCAGGGCACATAGATCTTTTGAAGACCGGGAGTAAGAAAGGCGTTCATTATAAACGCCTGTTTCTTTCCGTGAGGTTTGGGGGATCGGACTTTAATGTTTATTGGTTCTTCGCTCAGGAATCCCCCACAATCTTTAACCCAGGCACCGGGATACCGTCACCCTCTGGGTCTGGATCATACATCGTAGCCACCGATAACAAAGCCCTATAACGATCTTGCGGCTCTGTTTCTTCCATTATGTCTATGATCTTCTTGATAGCTTCCGCTTTGGATAGTGTCACGAATCCTCCAGCGTAACCAAGTCGAATGGGTGCATAGGCTCATGGGTGTGCATGTGGGCTGCTTTCACCGCTAGGTAGTTTGAATAGAAGGAAACAATATTGTTAAAGCGCTCTTCTCTTGTTAGCTCGATACCAACGGACTTAGCAGCAGCATCCACAATCTTCGCCACTGAAACGATTGCTTCCATGTGTTGTTCCGGTGTGGTCATCAGTAATTATCCCTTACCCTATCGAGCCCAGTTTTTGTTTGCTTGGTTACATGATAGCACTTGCAATCTATGCAGAAATAGCAGCGCATCCTAGCGCCTCTAGCAGCAAGGCGCATTACTGCCTTGGCTTCTTTCCTAGATTGAAGTTTCTTCTTGTCGCATGGTGAAGATCTCTTGGGTATTTGGCTCGGGTCATGCTCTCTCATCTGCGTCCTTTCAAACATTGCTGCCAGGTTTTCTTGGGGTATTTGTCCTGACATAGTTTTACTTGAACAAGTCCGAATAGGGCAAGCCCTACAAATAGTGCTACTAATAACAAAAGCCCTTGCACAATTTCCTTAGTTGTGCGCGAGCCTTTTATCTTGAAGCCAATGATTGTCTTTGGCTCATCACTTCTCATTCAATTATCTCAAACTCTGCATCAAGCGTAGGGTGTTGGTCCCAGGTGTATCCGCATCCGATACCATGCCCGGTGCCCAACTCTCTTTCGCATCCGATGCAGCGAGCAACAATGGTGCGCTTTAGTTCATAGGTCTTGCGAAGATCTTCGGAGGTGTAAGCTTCAACGGGAATAGGGAACACTGTATAAGTCATGGCATACCTTCCAGCTTCTCAACACGAAGGCGCAAGATAGCTACAGCTTTCTTTAGCTGGTTAACTTCATACTCAAGCTGGACAAACTCAAGCTCTTTGTGATCGGTTGGAGTCAACGGGTTTTGAGTGGCATACCCCAT